GCAACACCGGCTCGTGTCATTCCTGCTCCAGACTTTGTAGATCTAAAGTTCTTCTTGTTTCTTGCAGGCATATTATCCTGTTTTCTCATAACTATTTTTTCTTAGCTGTCTTAGCTGCTCTTTTAAAATTAGCTTTTGTAGGTGCGCCTTTAGTTCCAGGTTTTCTCATTTTTTCTTTTGAGCCTGCAGCTATACGTTTACGCTTCGCGTGAATGTTAGCGTAAAGTCCACGTTTAGCCATTATGCTGTGCCGCCTTTTTTGTAGCCCATTGCTTTAGCTACTTTAGGTGCTTTCTTTTTAAGAGCTCTTATACCTTTGCCTTTTTTACCAGCAGGTATTTTCTTTTTAACAGAACCACCTTTTTTATACATTGATCCACCAGCCATACCCATATCATCTTTGTAAAAACCATCTGCCATATCTTTTCTAGCAGTAGACATTCCACCGCCCATTTTGCCTACACGTCCGCCATTTTCGTATCTGTAACCATTTCTTACTCCGTTTTTTCTCATTTTTTTCCTCCGTTGTTTCTAAATATTTGTGTTCCCTTTATACCATAAATTGACGCCACAACAAGGATCCATAAATTAGTAAACCAACTTGGGAGTGCCGCAAAGTGTTCAAAGAAAATATTTACTTTGTCCATTGCTGTTGGATCGTCACTTATAACTGCCCAGGCCAGGATTGCTATTGGCGCCGAGAGGATTATCAAAACCGCCTCGTCCTTCCAATCTGAATCTCTAGATTCTAGTAATTTTCCCTGGTAAGCTTCTTCACCAGCGGCCATTTTAGATGCGTGCATTAACTGCGCGTCAGACATAGCCATTTTCGTTCTCTGCTTGTTAGCATAAATTTTACTACCAGCAGAAACGGCTAATTTAATTGCCGATAACCACATATTAGTACCAAGTTGCTTTTACAGGTCTTTTTTCAGGTCTCATTCTTTTTGTACCTCTAACAGTCACAACTTGTGACTCATTAGGATCTGTAGCTTCGATTGTAACCCCACCTGTTTGATAACCATCTGCTCCAACTCCTAATTCTTTTACAACTTTAGGTTCTTTTGTTTTTTTAATCATAATTTTCTCCTTAATTTGATTTATATCTAGTTTTTTCTAAAATTTCTACCGAAATCGTGACGCTTACTTGCGTCTGACATCTCTTGTTTAGTCAATGATACGTTTGCTCTCATTTCTGCTAGTTCTTTGCTTTGTTCTAGGTCATCTTCGTGCTGTGATTGGTTCATCATTGCTTTCATCTTATCTAAATTTAATCTTTCTTGACCTTCTTCTTCTCTTCTTTGGTTTTCTGCAGCTTTTAAGTCCACTTCTCTTGATTTAATCTTTAATAGTGGATCTCCAGCAAACTCACCTGTAATTTTTTCTTCTTCTTTAGCGTAATCCTCTTGCATTTCAGCAATTAGTTGCGCTTTTCTAGCTTCAATAGCATTTGTTATTTGTTGAACTCGTTGTTGTTGTTGCATCATCTGTGGATTTTGCATCATACCTTGTGCCATTGCAGGGTTCTGTGCTCCCATTTGTTGCATTTGTTGTTGAATCATTTGTAACTCTTTTAATTCTTCTACAAATTCTATTTGAACTTGTTCTTGAGCCATTAAACTTATGTGTTCAAGTATATTTTTTTGCATTGTAGCCATAACCATAGGATTATTCTGCACCATATTTAATCTCATAAAGTTTAAGTGAGCATCAATGTGTGCTTTGTGGTCTTGACCAGGAAACGCTTGAAATGGTTTTTGTGACATTGCTAAAATATGTTCTAATGCAGGATCCATCGGCATTGGTTTTGCTGGAGGAGGTAATATTGCATTAACATTTTTCACACCCAGCGCATCGTACATAGATCTGTACGCTTGGTACATATTATGCATTTGAGGATTTGATTGCGCCAGTTGTAATTGACTTTGTGCGATTGAGATTCTTTGTGTCTGTGAAAAGATGTTTGGATCTGCTACAGGTAAGATATCTATTCTGTCATCAAAGTCTTGTACTTTAATTTCACGGCTTGCACCTGGTACATCATATGGATAAACCGGTGGTAAGTATGTTTTAAATACTTCTGCTAATAATTTAAATTCTTGTTTAAGTCCTACGTATATTCTTTTGTGAATTGCAGACATAACTCTAGAGCCACGTTCTAATAACGCTACTGTAGTTCCAACTGCAGCTTGTTGATTCATATCACCAACTTGCATATCAGAAATTGCTGCAAATCTTTGACCTGCTGATACCACAATTCCCATTAACTGAAGTAATGTTTGATCTGGTCCTTTAAAAGGTAAAGTCATAAACTGATCTTTAATATTTCCACCAGGTGCATCTACATCTCTAAACTCACCGGGTTGTAATGGTTGTGCATCATCTCTAACTCTAATACCACGTGATTTAAAACCAGCGGGTAAGTTAGCTAAAGTTCCTGCATCAAGAAGTTGTCTTAAAGCTGCTGTTGCAGTTCTAGTTAAACCACCAATCATATGAATTAAACCAAAACCATAAAAACCAGTTCCTGGTAAAAATTTAAATTGTACAAAATAATTAATTTTATTTTTCTTTGGATCTTCTGCTTTGTAATTTCGTCTTATAGATAAAACTTTATTGTTTGCTTGGGCAACAGTTACAACATACGGAAGTTTAATACCTGTTGGCTCACCATCTTCACCCATATCTTCATAACCATCTAAATCTAGATTAGTATGAATTTCATATAAAGTATATTGATCTTCTTGGCCATCTTTAGAAATTCCTTCTAGCTCTAATTTTTTATCTTCTAATTGATTTTCTGTAATAGGTGGTGTTCCTAATTCTACATCTCTGTAAAATCCTGATACTTGTTGTTTTCTTAATTCGTTTTCTGAAATTTTAATTACGTGAATAACTGCTTCTGCATCTTCTAATGAGTTTGCAGAATAAGGTACAATTAAATCATCTGCTGGTACAAATTTTGAAACAGCTCTACCTAATAGATCATCATAATAGATTTTTTTAAAAGTTGATCCTGATAGAGGAAGATAAAATAACATTTGATCAAACTCTGGTTCATATTCTTTCATTTGATCCATAATCTGATAGTTCATAAAATCTTTAACCCGTTTAGCTTGCTCTTCTTTAGGGACATCTACTGCTCCTAAAATTTGAGTTCTAACTGGACCATCTGCTGGTAATAATTCTTTGTAAGCTTGTGCTTGAAACTGTGTAACCGATTCAGCAAGTACAGGGTGATTAACACCTGATGCACCTCTAAAAGGTTCTGTTCTTCTTTCGTATTTAAATCCTAAAAGACTTAAACCGTTTCTATATGTATCTTCCCAATCTGCTCTTGATTCTCTGTATTCATTGTATTGTTCAATTAATTTAGAACCTAGTGGTTCTAAATCTGCGTCATCCATATTTTCTGCAAGGTTTGCAAAATGATCTTGAGAAGGATCTATTTCTGAAGCATTGGGATCAAAAGAAACTTCTGCTCCACCGTCTTCAGTCATATCTACTTCAACAGGTCCTGTTGGAGTATCAATTATCTCTGCTGATTTTACGCTTTCAATTTCAACAGCCTGATCTTCAGCTCTGTTGTTTTCGTCTACATTGGGTAATGGTTTATCTATAGTTGCCATTTGGCTATTCTACCTTCTTTTAAATAATGATTCAACACCTGACTTGCTGTTATCAGGTATTTTCATTGCTGTCAAATTTACAAGTCCACCATCTTTAAAGCCCTTTTTACGTTTTAAAAATTCTTCAAGGTTTGTAATACCACCTGTAATTTGTTCATCCACATCTTTATAAACTTCTCCACCTGCTCCTGTTTTATAGATTTCTTCATTTTCAAGAAGGTCTACATAATTTGGACTAACCTCTATGTCTTTTACAATTTCTGCCCCAGCTTTTGTACCTTGATCTGTCTCAAAATATACAGAACTGCTTCCGCTGCCTAAATCTACTTCAACATTAATATCAGGTCTGTCTGGGTGTTTAAAAGTTTGAATTCTTTCAGATTCATCAACTAATTTTCCTTCGTCCATAACTTTCTTAATTACCATATTAAAAAAGTCTACACCTTGACTAGCCACGTTTTCAATACCTTTACGCGCACCTTCGGTTTTAAATACGTTTACATATTTACCAATAGCTGGTGCACTTGCTAAAGCAATCAATCCTTTTATAAAAGCTCGTCTATCCATCTTTATTAAATAAGTTGTATATCATACCTTCTTGGTTTTGATAATTTTTATAAGCGTCATACCCTGACATTCCAAGTCCCAATGCTAGTCCAGGTAATCCTAAAAATCTTGATGCTCCTGCAATCATTCTTGGACTCATACCCATTCTTAAAATTTGTCCTGTAATACCAGGTCTTGCTTTACCTACGTTGCTTAAATTAAAATAATTTCTTGCACCTTCGGCCATTGTTCGTTTAGGTGCATCTCGTACTACACCAGACATTTTAGATAAAGGTTCCATTAAACTTAAACCTAATGCAGGTCCAACTGGATCTGTTAAAACGTCTGTCATCGTTTCGCCATCTTCTAATCTTTTAGCGCTGATTGCTCCTTCGTATAAACCTGTCATTAATGGCGTTCCAAAAGTTGTAAGGATAGGTTTTAGCGCACCGCTGATTCCAAGTGTAGATCTAACTCTACCTCTACCTAAATCTCTTGCAGCTTTGTAAGCACCAGGTACTTCTTGTGCAGCAAAACCTAAAGATGAACCCGCTGTAACTTTTAATGGGTTATCTTTTATGTATTCTAAAATTTGATTTTGATCTGCTTTTTGATCTGTGTTTGCATTTACAATCGATCCTTGTGT